AGCGCGGCTCGGATCAGCCCGATCTGTGCCAGGACTGCGGCAACCTTGCTCGCTGCCCAGAGCCCGAAGAAGATCTCCGCGACCGTCTTCCAGCCGCCCATGCTTTGGGCGGCCTCGTTGACGGCCGATATAAACGACTTGATCCCTTTGCCGACATCGTCCCACGGGATCTCGCGAAGGGCCTTGGCAAACTCCTCGACCCGACCGACGATCTCGGTCTTCAACCACTCCTTGTTCTGGTCGACCCAGTCGCCAAACCGTTTCATCAGGTCGACGAGAACCGGCGTCAGCGCAGTGCTGATCTTCCGGGCAAAATCCGTGATGCGGTCTGACAGATCCTCGTACTGCTCGCTGAGCCTACGAGCAGCATCAGCGTCCGCCTTCGACACCAGGCCCGACCGCGCCGAGTGCGACAGCGCCCTCTCGACTGCGGCCCGGCCTTGCAGGAGCAGGTTGATCGCATTTTCAGTATAGCCTGCCTGACGAAGCAGATAGCTCGCCGTCGAGGCACCTGCTTTCTCTGCCGTGCCCTTGGCCGCCTCGGCGAGATCCCCGAACGACTCCTCCGCGCTCGCGTTTAGCCGGATCTGCTGCTGGCTGATGCCCTGAAGGCGCGCAAGGGCTGGCAGAGCCGATGAGTTGCCGGTCGTCTTCAGTTCGTTGACGGTGTCCGACAGCCGCTGGAATGCCGCCGCCCCCTCGCCGGCCGAACCGCCCATGCGCTTCACGGCGTTATCCAACGCGGCGATACGCTCAGGGGCGACGCCGAGCCGGTCGGCCATTCGGCCCATGGCGGCATCTGCGCGGCCAATGTCGGTCACGAACGTCCCGATTGCCCGGCCACCCGTGAAGATGGCGAACAGCTTGAGCGCGTTCCGAGCCAGCCGTTCAACGGCCTCGCCAGCGCTATCAATGGACCGCTCGATCTGGCGGCCTTCCTTGACGGCGCTCTCGCGCGTTTTTGCGAAGGCTGTCGTGGCCTGCTGGTTGCCCTTGGCGAACGCCTTAGCGTCCAAGCCAAGCGTCACCACCAAAGCGTCTACGACTGTCGCCAACCGCCGCTCCTAAACCTTCGTGCGCGTGCAGGAGAGGATCGTGAACCACCGGCCCCCCGGCGTCTCAGACTCTATCTCGTGGGCGACGTTGACGATGTACCAAGTGCCGCAGGCCGGGGTAAGCTGGCTCTCAACCTGGATGCTGCCGCCGTAGATGAACTGCGGGTTGAAGACCGTCGTGACCTCGATCCCGCTCGCGGTGTAACGAGGATACCCTACGAGGCCGGTCTTTGGTCCAACCTTGACCGCATCGCCCTTACGGCTGCCATCCTTCGGCCATATCGCCAACGTGTCCTTCTCGATCACCCAGTTGATGCCGGCGGCGTCCGCGAGCGCCTTGATCTGCTGTCGAGGCGAACTGGGGAGGTAAGGGTTGCTGACCTTGCAGTTGACGTCGTTGTTTTCCAGCGTGAGCTGCGCCATTTTGGCGAGGTCACTCATGAGGTTCGCGACGTCGGTTGGCCCCTTCCGAGAGGTCGGCTCTGCCGTAGCGACAGCGCTATAGAGACCGGCCAGCGCGTCGACCCGCAGAGCGGCAATGGGTTGGACGATGTCGGCGAAGGCCGCGAAGATCGTGCCCTTGAACGCGATGCCGCTCTGGCCACCTTCCTCGCCAGCCTCAATCGTGATGTAATTCTGCCCGACCGCCTCTTGCGTGTAGGGAAGCTTCGTCAGCCGGTTCATCATGTCCAGCGGCAGCCCGTAGATGCTGACCGTGGCTTTGCCCATGTCCGGACTGCCGGGCTGCTCTATCGCGGCAGCGACACGATGGTTCTTGATCGTCGCGCTCTTGCCGCCGCCGCTGAACTGGCCGTTCTCAAGCTGGATCGTGACGTTGATGAACTTCCTGGCGAAGGCCACCTGCTACGTCCCCGGTGTCGGCGCCGGCCCCGAGCCGTGAAGGTGGCTCTGGAGCGAAACCTGATCGCTGCCGCCCTGCCCCGCCACGATGTCGCCGGGGGCAGTCAGCTTGCCGTTCTTGTCGATCTTGACGCCGTTGAGGTTCCAGCCATCCGCCTTGTTGGACACGAGCTTGTTGTCGTGGCGATCCTGGACGGTGACCCCGCCATCCCCGTCGTCAAAGCGGATGAACTGCTTGACCTGTTGAGCCTTGCGCGGAAGCGTACCGTGGAACACGGAGTCCGAGAGGTTATTTCGGCGTTGGCTGCCCGGGTTCGCTTCCTTGTAGTCGTTGGCAATGACCGAAGAGTGGTCTCGGTCCAAGACCGAGAAGTTGCCGACGTCGCCAACCTGGGGGTCATTGACGACGACGCTGTCTCCCGACTGGTTGCGCGGGACCGGGATCCCGTAGATGGTCCCGTGCGAGGTCGCCTTCTTCGCTCCGTCCAACTGCTTCACCAGCGGCTGAACGTCGATGGTGCATGGCTCGGTCAGGCTGTTGCGGTTATGAACCGCAACGATCTTGCCCATGTAGTGAAAGCGCTTCTCGCCGAAGATCTGCTTCTGGTGGAAGCTGTCGCGGTTCACTTCGGAGTTCGGATCCCGGACAGTCATCTGCCCGACTGGATCGTTCCCTCCCGCGCCGCCCGTGCCGCCGCTCATGTGAGATCTCGCTATTTCCCCGGCGGCTTGGCGTTCAGAACACGGCTGTTGTGCGCGTTGATGCTCACGATCTCGATCATGTCGGCCAGATCTTGGCTTCCGTAGACCGTGTCCAACTGCTCCAGCGTCGCCATGCGCTCGGTGAGCACAATCCCTATTGTACGGGGGACGTTCTGGTAATCACGCCAGTTGCGAGGGGTGCCGCCGTCCCCGGCCGAGCCGATTTCGAGGGGGCGGCGGCTACTATAGGGCGGACATGCAGGCTCAGGATCTCCTTGCGTAGGCGGAAGAGGGTTAGCACCTCCTCAATATCGTCCTCGACAAGCTTGCGTACGACGGTCGGCTTGGTGGGGTCCGGCTGGATTTGAATGCATTCAAACATCTCATCCATCAGCGGCTCGACGTCTTCCCACCTTATCTCGCTAAGCGCCTGCACCCCCATCATAGCGAGACCAGCCATGCCGGCGGTCAGAACATCGTCAGGGAGTTCTGCACCGGCTCTCGTGAGTGCGGTCAGAGCCTTCCCTGCCCACTTCTCGGCCTGCCGGGCCGGCATCTCCGTCAGGACGTAGATTTTGCCTTGGTCGCGGCCCTCATCCTCGATGGTGAGGCGCAGTTCCTGTCGTGCCATGCGTCGTTGCTCTTCGGCTTATGCTGAGATCAGCTCGCTCGCCTCTAGGTAGGCGAGATGGAAGCGCGTCCCGAGGCCGGTATATGTCGGGTCGTCGGCGCCCTGCGTGTCAATAAAGATCAGATCGCCTACGAAGCCGAGGTATGCCGAACGCACGATCCGGTTGAGGTTCTGTGCGGGCGCGCCAGCCACGATCAGCGCCTCATCGACATATAGGTCAAGAAAGAGACCGTAGAGCTTCTGATAGACGTTAATCCGACAGGACTGGCCCGCGAGCGTGACGTTGACAGCTTGGTTGGCGAGCGCTTGGATCGGGATGATCTGCATCGGCTACGGGCCGCCGCCGAAGAGGTTGTATTGGTCCGGGCCAGCCGCCTGAAGGCCGCTGATAGTGGAGGAGGACTGCTGGAGCGTGACGCTTTGCTCGGGCAGTGTGATCGATCCCGTCGTTTCGACACCGCCACCGCCAATGCCTTCGGGCGTCGCCGTGCCGCCGATGCCGCCAATCCCGAAGTTGCCATTGCCGAGCGTTCCGGAACCGGTGCCGTTCGGGTCGAAGCCACCGACGTTGTATCCGCCTGCGAAGCTCTGGCCCTGCGCGCCGTTGATGTCCGCGGCGGAAGGGTCTGTAGCCTGGACTGCGCCGCCGTTGGCTTGGTCGGCTCCGGACGGGCTGGCAGGATCTCCGATGCTCCCCGTGGCGCTCGGCGTGTCGGTGCCGCTTGCGTCCGCGCCGCCGGCAGCGCCAGCCGTGCTGGAGGCGACCTGCCTTACCTGACGACACCAGACCGATACAGCGATCAGGCCCACACCATTCTGGGCCGTGCGCCGGTAATCGACATGCACGATGTTGACGGGCGTGTAGACCGCCTCTGGGCTGACGGCATCGTAGAATTTGAGATCGCCCGCGATGGCGCGCAGGCTGTTGAGCAGCGCGCCGCGATTGGCCTGGGACTCGCCCGCCGTGAAAACGAGGCGGACGTCATAGGGGATCGGGATCTTGTTGAACGACTCGAATTGGCCGCCTTCAACGGGATAGTCCGCGATAGCCCAGTCCGCCTTGTGGTCGAACGCGACGACGTTGTCACAGGTGACTACGGGGCGGCCTTGCTGGAAGATGCCCCACTGCGTGCCCATGGACCCGATGAACGGCAGTCCGATGGCATCGGCAACGGCGAGAGCGATGCCAGCGCCGAAGCCAGGAGCAAACGCGACGGGCGGAACGCCATCGACGTCTGGAACCGCGACCAATTCAGGCATCGGTCTACGATGGGCCTTAGACCGGCGCCGGGAGAACGCGCTCCCACCGAATGGTGAACTTCCGGGGCTGGAGCAGCTTCTTGGCATCCGGCAGGACGGGGGCGGTAACGAGGAAGCCCTTCGTCATCGCGTACTTCTTGCCGGTGCCTTGCAGGAAGATCGTCCCGAAGGCGGTGTACTTGTCGTTGATCAGCCGCTCGGCCGCGACCCAACTGTCGAAGAAGTCGGCGGAGGGGCTGTCAGCCATGATGCTGTAGCCCTGCACCACCGGGTTGTAGACGAAGCCGCCGGACAGGTAGCCGTCGACGCCCATCATGGTGTCGCCGACTTCCAACGCCTCGGTGTCGTAGATGTCGTCGGTGGCAAAGCCCTGGATCTTCTGCGGCGTCGGGAACAGGCCAGTGACGCCGAGATACAGGATCGCGTTAGCGGAGGTGATCGACATGGTCTGTAGCTCCTAGATCGTGGCGATCACTGGATTAGGATTGAAGGCACGGTGAGGGCTTGGATCGACTCCCCGTCCATGTAGAAGAGGCGAACGGGCGGGCTCGCGCGACCCTGGCGGGTCTGCGTGGAGGCGGAGGCGGCCAGCGACTGGAAGTACCAACCGCGCTGCGTGAGCGTGCTGGCGATGTCCAGGCCAGCCATGGCCCGCACCTCGGCGCGCTGCGCGTTGGACAGCGGGATGCCGACGCGGATGGCGCCGAAGTTGATCGCCGCCGTGATCGGGTCCAGAGCCGCCGCCTCGATCAGCGCGTCACCGTCCGAGTTGTACGGGATGCTGTTGACCTGCGTGAGCAGGTTCATGAAGGCGAGCTGAAGCTGGTTGTTGATCCAGATCTGGTTGACGTAGCTGTCCAGCCACTGGAACCGGCCAGACACCGTGCCCCGGTTCAAAAACACGAAGCCCTGGTTGGCCGTGGCATAGGCGCCATAGAAGTTGTAGCCGTTGCCGTAGCTGCCGGCGACCTGCGGCGAGCCCGCGAGGTTGGTGGCAACCGTGGCGTTGCTCACGCCGGCCACGAGGCCGGTCTGGCTGCGGAAGGCGGCCGTGGTGCGACCGTTGAAGCCGTCGAAGTCCAGCGACGCGATGTAGCCCATCACGAACGAGGCCGCGTGCTGATTGGTCGGCTCCCACACCGGGCAGGTGCCCGAGAGGTTCGAGGTCTGGAGCAGGTAGCCGAGCGAGGTGGTGGCCGGCACTACGGTCGTCGGGCTCAGGTCATGATCCCACGCGACGTAGACGTAGCGGTTGTTCTGCGCGTTGTTCCAGGTGGCGAAGGCCATCTTCTGGGTGTTGGTGCCGGTCAGCCCGCCGTCCGGATCGAACAGGGTGGTGAACGAGGCCCAGTTCTGCGTGATTTGGGCCAGTTCCGTCATGAACGCGCCGGGCGTCATGGCGTCCGAACCCTGCGAGAGGATCGCGCCGGTCGCCTGCGACAGGAACAGGCTGTCGGCCAGCGAGCCCGTGGCGTAGGCCATGGTGGACGGAGCGCCCGTGATGCCGGAGGTGATGACGAAGCCGCCGGACACGCTGTCGAACGCTACGGTGACGGGCGTCGAGGCGGCCGAGACCGTGCCGCTGGCCACCGTCTGGCTCGGGCTGACGTAGTAGGTACCGGCGAGGCCCGTGCCAGTGCCGAGGCCCGTGACCGTCGTTCCGGTCGCGACACCGGAGCCCGAGAGCGTCTGGCCGACCGACAGGGTGCCGGAAGCCACATCAGTGACCGTCAGAATGCCGTAGGAGCCCGTCAGAGCGCCATTCGGCACGACTTGGGACTGTGACACCGCATAAGTGCCGACGCCGCCTGTAGTGCCCGAAAGCTGGCCCGTGACCGTGGTCCCGGCCGTGACGCCGGTCCCGCTCAGAACGGTGCCGGGCACAACGGGTCCGGTCGCGACGCTGTTGACGGTGAGGATGTTGCCGGCGATGGAGCCGGTGATCG